GAATAGGCAACATACACTGTTCCATTAAACCCTCAGCTTCCTCTCCACAAAATTCACGCAACGCGAGATACGTAGCGTAAAAGGTGCAGAGACCCTGTCTGGAGTCATTTGATGACACATCAACCTCGTACATACGACCCTCGAAAAACACTACTTGGTCATCACTGAAAATTACGCATTCCATGTGGTGATCGGTTCCTCTAGCCTTATATAAACGGTCGAAAATCTCAACCAACTCCGGACTGCTCGGGATGGCAAAAATGGTTACACTACACGTAAAGTGGCCCTTTTCAGTTCGTACCTCAAAGTAGTGTTGTCCATGCATACAGTGCTTGTAATACACTGGTATGTCATTCGCATACATGCACCCGGCGTCATAGGTTACAAACAAACGTGGGTCTTTACCAGCCTTCGCGGTCTCACGCTTAATTTGTGCCTTCAACAACCGGACAAATATATCCGAGTCTGGACTCCATTTCTTGCCATTAACGTATCGTCTCCTAAGCTCACGCTTGCTATGGATGATTTCCGCAACCCAATGCCTGCGTATGAACTTAGGCAATCTGGTGATGAATGCTTTCCACGCACCATGATACGCCCAATGAGCCCCTGTGTACACTGTGTCAATAAGATTCTGCATCCTACCAACACTCACTTTATCCTTGATAAAGTTTGACAAACTACACATCACGCCTTCGTGTATGTGAAGCTCATCGTTGGCATCGGTGTACGAACGATTCAACTCCATCAGGAAATCATGATCATCATGAGCACGTTTCCACGTGTCCATCGTTAAACGAGCATAGACCTTTGAATCCCTGATATTCTTTGCCTCACTAGTATTGCTCGAATGCGCCCTTTTGAGCATAGTGGCGGCTACGAAATTATTAGCACGATAAGTTTCCTCATCCTCATCGCACCCGATCAAACGTTTCAATGCGGCCATGTAAACACTACCTGTCTCAGCAAACTGTGTTGTGGTGTTACAGTGTAAGTCACACATCCGAGTTATGTGACGCACTTTTCCGTCGATTGGGTGACGCCAACCGACGAATTCCACTAACTGTGCTTTGCTACCCCTCTGTCCATCCTCGACAAAGTTGTACTCACCAGGTATGTGTTCATGTAGTGCCTGGTCATGATTGTAACGGTGAACGTTCCTAATAACGAAATCCTTCCGTAACAGATAATCGTTATCGGCCCTAACTGCGTTGACGACCGTCAGTGGATTCATAACATCCTGACGACCAGCTAACTGAGGTACAGTGGCGTATTGGGCGTTGTCACAAATGCCGACAAACGCGCCGTTCTTGGTGGCTTTTCGAGCAATTACCAACGAATTTGACAATTGAACATGGAATCTGTGAGACCTATCAAGAAAATACCTGACAGTTGAGTCCCGCAAACAATCAAACATCTTCAATGCCTTGCATTGGTTAACCGCTAGAGCCGTAACAGCATTCACAGTGTGAACATCCAACAACACTGAGGGTATCTTCTCTTGCAACTTCTGCAATAATGGAAGGTACACAAAATAATGCTTGTCCGGTTCGTCAATGACAACGCGCTCGTCATCATACCACCTGTACCTAGCTAGAAAGGTTCGCTGGAGAAATTCAGAACCGCGAACTAATTTTTGCTTATCAACATCCCCCGTATCATCATAATTAAACTGGGTGTGCTGATTCGCTAAAACTTCGTTCAGAACGGGTGTCAAACGGTCACGTGGATAATTGATTTTCCCGATATCAACCAAATCTCCATCAATATGACCGTAAATGACTTTACGAGTCGGCCCTCCAAACCCGGGTGGGCCATTAACATCAGGGAATTCCTGTGTAAATATGCCCAATGGTTTGGATTTCCGAACTCGCTCTTGCTCCTTCTTCTCCTTAGCTTCCGCAATTCGAGCTTGCTTTGCAGCTTCGGCAGCTGCCGCCTCCTCAGGAATTTGTTGCTTGTCAGCAACTGGCGCCTGGGCACCATTAACGGGGGGTCCAACCGGGTCGCGGCGCTGACCTCCCTGGTTGGGAGGACCCTCCTTAACCTTGCCATGTTTATTCTCATGACCCTTGGAATGCAGTTTGTGGTTGTTTGCC